TCGAAGTACCCGGTTTCCGCGGCAAGGTCGAGGTACTCGTGCATCCACCCGGAGAACGGTTTCAGTTTCCCGTATCACCAGCAGGTTTCTTCGTCGAGCCGACTGCATCGCGTCGTTCAGGAGTTCCGCGAGTTCTTCGATGGTGATGTTGTCGAGGACTTCCTCGAACTCCGCGTCCGTCAACATCTTGCCGTCTTTCCGCATGCAGAGTTTGACGAGCCTCGCTGTCATGGTGACGTTCGGGTCGTCGCCGAGCATCTTCGGGAGATCGGTGATCTTCGTCTCGAACTCCCGCTCGATCGCGATCGAGGTCCCGGCGGAGAAACGGAGGGGTGTAGTTCACCCCTCCGATCTCCCGGGTCACGTTTGGGATCATGTTGAGGACGCCTCACTGAACACGGGCGGAGTCTTGCCGTCGATCCGCAGGGTGAACGTCCGCTGCACTTTTTCGTCCTTGGGGACAGCGATCCCGATCCCGGACACAAACGCCGTGAAGGTGAGCGTCGAGGAGTCCGGGAACGTGATCGTGTACTGCGCCGAGCCCCCGCAGACAAACGCCTGCGTCAGCCGGGTGTTCCCGCTCGTGTCCTCGTCGTAGTTCACGGTCAGGTCAAACGTGCCGGCGTCCTTGAGGCCCTGCACGAAGGTCTTCCACCCGCCGGCGCCGTAGACGGTGTCTTCGATCTCATCTGCGGTGAGCGAGAGGTCCCCGATCGCGTCCACGTTGGCGATGGCGCCGACGGAGTCTGCGATAGTCGTTGTCTTGCCGATATAGGTCGTCATGTGTACCACTTGCTGATGTCAAACTGCACCGGGCATGCCCCGGCCGGTGCTGCCGGGTAGTCGTCGCCGGGGGCGGACCACTGCGAGTAATCGTAGTAGGTGCCGCAGAAGGCGATCGCGGACAGGCGCGGTTCAGTCACTCCGGTCGGTAAGAACCGGAACGACCGGATGGATCAGTCCGTCCCGGGGCGTCTCCTGCCCGAGAGCGGAGACGAACGCCTCGAACGCGTACGCCGAGTGGTCCGGGAAGATCAGAGCATATTCCGCGGACTCGCCCGATTCGTAGCGGTCGAGGAGCCGGACCACCGGTTCGTCGTTCTCCCCGGTAGTTCAGGCGGACGGTGACCGGGGCGTCCCGTTTCAGGCCGACCCGGTGCGTCCGGCGTTCCCGCGGTCCGTGCGTCGTGGTCTCGATCTCGGTGCGTTCGAGGTCGAGCCGGCCGATCGCGGAGACCGGGGCGATGGTGACGCCGGCGGTCACGTCGTAGAGGATGGATCCTTTGCCAATCATGGTTCGTGCCATTTCGATAGGTCATAGTAGGCGCCGCACAGGCCGATGACCGGTGCCGCCCGCTCGCGCATCGTGGCGAAGTTCAGGCTGAACTCATGCGTCTCCCCCCTGGCTCGTGGCGGCTTTCCCGAGGTAGGCCGGATCACTCATCGCCGTGACGGAGAGGTAGCGGGTGCCGTTGATCGGCCAGTTCGCGAGCCCGTCGAATGCGTCCCGGATCTGGTCGGCCTTGTCGCGGGCGAGTAGGTAGGCCGGGTTGCGGACGAGGACCTGCACGGACGGCCGATCGATCACCTCGCCCGGCCCGTAGTCATGATACGGAGCCGGACCGCCGGTCTCGACGACGGTGATCGCGGCCGCCCGGTCCGGGACTCCCCCGAGCCACAGGTTGATGCCAGGTGTGCCAATCCCGAGCTCGGTCAGGTACTGCACGAAGTCGTCGCCGACGCTCACGGTTTCACCTGCCCGAGGAGTTTCTGGAGATACTTCGCGTATTCTCCGGAGAGGTGATTTACGGCGTTCTCCAAGAACTTCGCTTCCCCAACGGGGTGGCGGACACCGAGCCGTTCATGGACCGGGACGGCATATGCCTTCCCCTTCTCCCAGGTTGCGCCGAACTTCTCGTAGCCGACCACCTGCACGTAGGTGTCGCCGTCCCGGAGCGGCCCCTCGTTGAAGACCCGGGACCGGAGTTCCCCGGTCTCGACGGGGCACCGGCGGGTGGACTCGCCTTCCACCCGGCCGCCGAACTTCCGCATACCGTCCGCGACCGCGTCCGTCATCCGGTCCTTATAGACCTCCAGGTTCGCGATCAGCGTCTGGTCGCCGTTGACATACGCCACCTTCACGCTTGGTCTGGCCATGATCTTAACTCCGGCTGTAGACCGTCTCGATGCCGCCGATCTCCTCCCCGGTCTCCGGGTCAGTCGCAATCACGATATCTGCGATCTTGACCCGCCGGATCTCCTCGTTCCCGTTGAGGAATACGTATTCGTCGTTCTGTACCAGGAGGCGGTCGGCGTCGAACTCCTCGGCCCCGGCGGCCGTGTGGACTCTCATAATCTGTTTCCTCGTCATTCAGTCACCTCGACCGGGTCGAATGCGACCCGGAGGAATGGGTGTCGTTCGGCGATCTGGCAGTTGAGACCGTGGCAATCCGCGTGTTTCGTGTAGCCGATCCAGGACGCAATCGAAGAGCGAGCGTCGCCGTCGAATGTCCCGGCCTCCATCTGTTGCGGGCGCGGGAATCGTTCAGTCACCTGCATCAGATCCTTCGCCAGGTCGTACGATTTCTGCCAGATTTTCAGACGCTCGTGCTGTTGTACCATGTAGATCGCCAGATTTCCAGATCAACAGACTCCGCGGAAGCCGATGCCGTTGTCCGCGATGGACGGGGCGTTGCTCACGCCCAGGCAGAACAGTCCAGAGCGCGCGCCAAAGCTCCAACTCCCGCCCCGNANCGCAGCACGCTGACCGGTTGCCTGCCAGTAGTAATCATTGTCATACTCTGCTCTTGCAGAGCCAACCGTTGCCGGAGAGAACGCGTCTGCCGCGAGGGACCGGTTGCCGTCCTTCCGTTGGGGCGTAGAGTGTCGCGATGTTGCCGTTTGCGGTCGGCAGCNCGAGACCCGCGCCCGGATACTCGGCGTCGATCGTGTGGCCCGCTGTGGTCCCGATGAGCATGTCGACCCACTCCCAGGCGTTCCCGACGAGGTCATAGACCCCCGACTCCTTGCCGTTGAGGCTCCATGAGGTCGGCCCCGTGCCCGCGAGACACCGGAGATCGCGTTGCCGCTATATCCAGGCGCACCGGGTCCGGCCGCCCCTCGTAGATCGCGTTCCGCGGGTCGGCGGCGTCCTTACCCCAGTTCGTGTTGCCTTTCGGGTAGCCGAGGCCGTACTGGTAGAGGTGCTTCATCGCCCATGCCGCCAGGCTGAACCACTCGTACTGGCCGGCAGGAAATGCTGCACGATCTCGTAGGTGTCGTTGCCCGTGATGTTTTCCGGGAGTGCCGGGTAGATCTCGACGAGTTTCGCGGCGTTTGCGTCCGCGTCCTTGTCGCCGCCGGTCTTGACGATACGGCGGACGTAGGTGACACCGCCCTGCGTGATCCGGACCTGCGCCGATCAGATCGGTGATCGCGGCGACGTAGAACTGTGTCGTGCTGCCGGCGCCGAACGCGGCACAGGTGCCCGTTTTCTTGTTGCCGCTGCCGCCCCGGTTTTCGAGTCGCGATCTTGGCGTTGGTCCAGTTGATGTCGGTCCAGATGACAACCCCGGGTTTGGAGGCGGCGCCGTGGGTGCCGGGATCGTTGACGGTGCTGGAGCCGCGGCTGACGTTCGTCGCGTCGTGCATGCACGCCTGATACTTATCGATCCAGAACCCGCCGCACTCGATCCCGTTCAGGTTCGGATCCGAGAACCCCTCCGAGTCGAACAGCGGGATCCAGACCTGATGAATCTCAAGGTCGTTGCCCGAGCTGTCCTTGATGCGGAGGATGCGGTTCCGGAGGTCGGGAACGAGCGGGTGTGCGCCGATCGTGGTGCCGGCACGGCCCCCATGCGGTCGCGCTCCGGACGAGGATGTCGCCATGCGACGCAGGGATGTCGGGGAAGTTGACTTCGTAGGTCGCTCCGGTGCCCCACAGGGGCCGGAAGTCGATCTGATCGGATCTCGTCGCGAACCCGACCGGCCGGATCTTCTGCGTCCGGTCGGCACGGTCTGTGTCAATCCGCCGGCCACGGTCGGCGAGACGTAGACCAGTTTTCCCACGATCCATGACCAACCGGTCTTCTCGGCCCGTCCCTGCGCGAGCGCGTTGCCGACGGTGCCCTTGACTGTGGCTGCGTCCGCGCAGAGGTAAAGGACGCCGGCGACAGTCGTTTCGGCGTTTGCCTGCGCCCGGTAGAGTTTGCCGTCGGCCGCCTGGTAGAAGACAAGCCCGTACGCATTCGCGACGGTCTCGCCGAACGTCTGCTGGAGGATGCCTCCCTTCTTGTGGATCTCTCCTGCTACTCGGTTTACCATTGCTGTTGTTTCCTCCTTTTTTCAGATGTCGATGGTCGAATGGTGGAACGTCCCGCCGCCCCCGTGTGTGCGCTTGACCTGGAGCGATCCCCGCTCGGTGCCGTCCGGCAGAACGATCAGGTCCTCGTCGAAGACCTCGACCGCAACGGTGATCCGAGCAGTCGAGGTCCGTTCAACCCCGTTCACGAAGACCCGGCGCGGCTTGTAGGAGATCCGGGCCGGATAGGTAGCGGCAGCCGCATACTCCGGATCGCCGGTGTAGGTGGTGCCGGTCCGCGCCTTGATCTGCACCTCCTGGTTCAGAAGGCCCGCGAGGCTCATCCGAACCCTCCCAGGAGTTTCATGACTACTGCGACTATGCCGCCCGCAACGGCCCCGGATCCCCCTCCGGTCGCCGCCATCAGGCCGAGGGTCCGGTTGCTCTGCGCTTCCAGGACCCTGACGCGAGACTCGATGTCGGTCTGCGATTTGGCGATCGTGTCGACCTTGCTGTAGACCATCAGGAGGAGTTCGCGGTCAGTCAGCGTGCCAAGAGCGCTTCCTTCAGGGAGACTCATCAGAATCCCTCCTCACGCGCACGACGGGGTTCTGATCGAGGTGCAGGTCAGAAAGCCCGGAGACGTCCGCGTGCTGGACGCCTGCGAGCGCTGCCGGGCCGATGGCGAGTGCGTCGCGGCACCGGTCGAGTTGCTGCCGGTACAGGACGTACCAGCGGGACGAGGTCGTTGCCGGCCCGGCGACGGTATAACTGTAGTCGTCGATCTTCTCGCCGCTGAACCCGATCTGGTCCTCCCCGCCGGCGAGATAGTGGGCCATGAGGTAGGCGAGCGCCCGTTCGGCGCCGGTCTTACTGCATCCCGGATCGTCGCCCTCGAACTCGTCGAGCGCGTAGGGGTAGAGCAGGTCGAACTGTGCCGACGTTGCAGTGTAAGGCGTCAGGACCGGGAGCAGGGCAAGAACGTTACCGCTCGTCGGCATGGGGATCCTCCTCGAAGAGCCGGTCGGTGATCACTGTGAGCCGGCGGGATATGGGAGCCCGGTTGCACCCTCGAACGCCTGCACCATTGCAGGGTAGTGAGGGTCGATCACGGGCTGCACCCGTTCCACCTCCGGATGTTCTGTTCCTCCTCCAGCGAGAGGTCGAGGTATTCCGGGTGCTCGGCGACGGCGGCGAGGATATCGCGGAGGTGCTCTTTGCACCGTGCCCGGTAGTAGATGTCCTCGTTGAGGAGGGTGAGCGTGATGTCGGTCGCCTGCCGCATGAGCTGTTGCTTCCGGGCGGCGTCGTTGTCGGTGTGGTGTTTTGAGATGCTCTCTTTCATGACGCGGTTGAGCAGCGCGAGGAGCGGGTCGTCGTACTGGAAGACGGCATCTGGGTTCTTCTTTGCCTCCACGATAGGCCGCCTTGTTCCCGGCGCACCGGTACTTCAGGAACCCTGCCACGCCTGGTCGAGGAACTTCTCAAGGATCGTGTTCTTGATCGTCTTCTGAAAGAACATCCCGAGCCCGCCAGCGTAGCAGTTGTGCGCGAACCCAGTCCGCGGCCGTTGTGGAGTGCCTGAGCTGATTGAGGGTCACGGGCGATCATCGCCCGCTTCTCATCGGGGCTCATAAACCGGGATGCGAACGATTCGGACATGGTCAGCCCTCGTAGTAGTTCGGTTCCCGGATCAGGCGGCCAGCGACGACAGTGTTCCCTGCACCGGTGCCGATGTTCGTGACCCTAACCAGGTACTTCTTCGTCCGGTCGAGGTAGATCTCCGGCAGTGTGCCGTGTGCCGCGTCCCCGGCTCCGACGTCGCCCATCACGCTCTGGTAGAGGATGTCGGCCGGGAGCGCGGCGGTCACGTAGGCGACCGGGGCTGCGAGCGTGCCAGCGGCCGAGACCTCCGGCGTGTGGTAGACAGCGGGCACACTGTTCATCGACGGGTCGCCGTTCCGGTTCAGGTTGTAGGCGATGAGTTCCGTGCCGGGCGCGATGACGGTCGGCACTTCGTAGATCCCGACGGAGCAGTCGACGCCGGTGTCGATCTCCAGGACGAGCCGGACCACGGTCGCGGCGTCGTTCGCGCTCGGATCGAGCAGGATATCGACTGCAGCTGCAGGGGCGACGGCAGTGAACCGGTGAGCGAACCGGAACGCCCGCCCCTGCCGCACGGCGTGGAGCACGTCGCTCCCGACGATGTGTCGCCCTTCGTCATCGATGATGCCAGCAACCCCGTAGCGGTTGCACGGTGCGAAGGCCAT